ATGTTGCGACTTCGCGCTCTGGTTTTCTGCACACCCTACCCGTAGGAGTGCGGCGTGCGGGCCTCCTTGCCGCTCTTGCTGTTGTGACATGGGTGACATAACGATTGGTGATTGAGTGGCTGCCAGAACGCACCACCAAGACGCACTGGCTTGATGTGGTCGACGACCTCCGCGAGGCGGCCGCACTCCACGCACACTGGCGACTCTGCAAGGAACGCGCGTCGGTACTTCCGCCACTGCGTCGAGTTGTAGCGCGCCTCTTGGTGTCGGCGTGCGTGCATCTGCTTGCGTCTCGGTGGATCAGGCATGCTAGGCATTCTTTAGTATATGTTCAATGTGGTTCATCTTGGCCACCTCTTGCGCGGCCTGTTGCTCTTTGTCTTGCCTGATGTACATGTTGTAGCGCCGCTCATGCCAGTCGTAGTCGCGCCTTAGCTGCACCTTATCCATCTTCTGCACCGCGCGTTGCGGTACGTTCTTCGTGCTGCGCTGATACCATGCCAACGCTACTGGCCTCCACTTGTCGATGGCTCCGTGTTTCGTGCGCCAGTTGCGCGAGTCGTAGTAGGTGTAGTAGTCCTTCGCCCACGATTGCGCATGGCTGCGGTAGTCGCTGCCCTCTTGGTCCATTAGGTGCAGGAAGTAGTCGCGCACTTGCTGCCAGTGCATTGGCGTTCTTTCTCTTTCTCTCATCTCATCATTCATCTTATTAGATTTAGAATTAAGGTTTGTATTGGTCTTATGTATTACGGGTAGAAGCTGGCTTCCACCCTTAGTGTCGTTTGCCTCCACCCTAGTGTGCAATTGCTTCCACCCTAACGTGCGTTTGCTTCCACCCTCTAGAGCCTCCACATGCCCGTTATCGATGAGCTTATTCACGGCTGCGGATGCTGTCCGACGCGACACGTGCAGCAGCTTGGCAAAGCCCGTATTCGTCATAAAACACGGCCTCCCATGTTCCGAGTATCCGTAGATGACTGAACCCACCAGGCGCTCGGTCACGTTTAGATCTGTGAGGTTCCAAATGTGAAGCGGCAATATGATGTGTTTGCGTGCCATCAGTGTCCAGCCCACCCAAAGAAGTCCGAGTCGTAACCCGCTTCACCCTCGTTTAAGAACATCGGCGTAATGACCAAGCGCATTGTGGCATCACGATACTGCTTGTGCAGCTTGTTCTTGTTGCCTGCGCTCTTGGTGTGCTGGCTTGCCATACGTTGCGCCTCATGGCGGCTGCTTACATACCAAACAATGCGCTCATTGGTCTCTTCGCAGGTGAACACCGCTTTGTATGTCTTACTCATTTTGTCCATTGTTCGGCCATTGCTTTCGCGATGCCTGGAAAGGTTTTGCTTCTTAAAATTGCCCGGTTTGCAGAAGGTGACATTTTCCATATTCTTTGCTCTCTGCCTTCAACTATGTTGGTGGGTGACAGTTTTCTCAAGCCTTTCAGCCATAGACATGTTGACTTGGTTTCACCATGCCCAAACTGCCACGGTTGTATAATTTGATCCGGTTTCCTATAAGCGTTGCTCATTATCCCAATCGGGTTCTCTATGGCAATGCGCGGGCTGTTTGCCTTAGTCATAGCCATGAAAAAATCGACGGCTTTTTGCTGCCTTCCGTCTTGCCGTTTTTCCTTAAACCACCGCGCGCCGCTACTCGCCAAATGTGTGCAAGGTGGAAAAGCGATAACCAAGTCCCAAGGCAACTGCAAGATTGGCAGAACATCCGCTTGAATGTGCCATGTGTCACGCTTACCGCTGCAGGGTAAAATGTCGCAGCTAAACGCCTCATGCCCAAGCTTCCGCATTTCTTTAGTGACTGCCTGGCTCTCTTCACATGCTAAAAGAACCCTCATAACACGCCGTTTTTCTTCATCATCTCCACCAACTCCAAGAAGTCCTCAAGCGTCAGCGCGGCAATGGGCGCTTGATGGTTGCGCTTGTGAATGACGACGTTGTAATGGCCGTCTTGCGGCATGCGCTGCAATATGGAGTGAATGTCAATGCTGCGTTCATGGGCCTTGAGTTGTAGATAGAACGGATCAGTGCCCGTCAAATCCACGCCTTGATCGTCGAGCTTCTGGTTGACGTATCCGGTGCGCTCCACCTCTCCTCCAAATAGCCGCATCCACACCTTCGCAATCTTTAGCTCAAATCGCTTGCCTTTCTGTCTGGAGTTTATCATGTCCACAAATCCATTGCTGGCGCATAACTCGGTGCGTCCATCATAAAACCATCCTGGCCGTGATGTGAATGGGCGCTTGTGCCGTCCCACGCTTTCCAGCTATCTAACAGGCGCTCCCATTCCATATGTCCGCGAGCTATGTAGTGCGGCTCTAACTCAACCACCTGCACGTGATGCGGTGCGCCGCTCTCCACCGCCAGCACGAAATAGGAGGTGCAATCCAAGCCCATAATTTCCGTAGCACGCTGATAGATGGCCGCCTGCATGTAATACTTGAAGTCGTAAATGGTACGCTGCAAGCTGCGGTGGCTGACGTTCTGCGTGGTCTTCAAGTCCAAGATGAACCATTCGCCAATGCCGTCGATGATACCGCGATGCGGAACGCCGCACTGCTCTATTGTGAACGGCTTCTCGAACTGTGTACACTGGCGCACCATCGGCCCGGCATACGGATGGTCTAACACGCGGCTGGCAATCAAGCGGATATCCATGGCCTCCTTCGGTGTCAAAATATCCTTGTCGGCGTTCTCTTCCTTGAAGTCCAGGTACTTGTTCCCGGCGCGCCTCCCGTCCCATATCAGCGTGGTTTGCTCGTACTTCTCCGGCTCTAGTATTGCGCGGTGAACTAGCGTTCCAAAGTTCATGGCTGCCGTCTCTTTGCGTGGACCGAGTTTGTAATCTAGAAACGCCAACGGCGACCTAGAGAACGCCTTCAAGCTGCTAAATGACAGCGGCAAATAATCGTTCTTATCGTACATCGTAGATCTTGTTTCCGGTGAGCTTATAAAGTCGGCTGTGGATTGTAAGAAGCCGTTGGCGCATGCGCGCCTTGCCGTTCTCGCCAATGGTTTCGATTTTTCCGTCTGCGTTGTGACTTAGGGCCGCCAAGATTGCCCACCGCTCGTGTCGGAGACGGCTAATCTCCTCCACAACGCGGGCTGTATACATCTTGTCCGGCACAACGATTTTGTTGGTCGTCTCCATCAGAACGGGAGATCGTCGGCCTTGGACTCTTCGACCTTGACACTCAAGGCCGGGACATCTTCAATGAATGGGTTGTCGCCTGTGTAGAGCTTGGACAGGTCGATGTACTTAGAAGACTCCTGAGCAAATGCAATCAAGTTTTCTTCCACTGGGCGCTTCACGCCTGTCAAATTGTACTTGGTGTCCATGCCTTTACCCTGACGCACGATGACCAGTTCATATGCGGTCCAGTGATCGTCGCGAAACAACATCGCCATTTGGTCGATGACACTGCGTTGGGTGAATGACCAAACTTTGATGCGACCATCGCCACCGCTTTCTGTGTCGTACTCCCACACCACGAAAGCCAAGAATTTCTTTGGGCGCTCTTCGCTGATGGCGTGTTCTGGGCGTGGCACGTCCGGTTCCCATCGAACGGGCTTGCCGTCCACAAACAGTTCGTAACCCGTTACGGGCTTACTTAAAAGGCGCACACTGCGCTTGTCTCCGTCTTGGAGTTTGACGTAGTCTGAACCAGTGCTTTCAGACTTAGCAAGAAAATTGAAGATGTCGGTGGACATATTGGGTTTGTTTTGTGGACCCAATTACGCACCGAAATCACCTAGGGAAAAAAATTATTTTTCGGCGTTGTCAACATCCCTGTGTTGAATCCATGCCTTGCGAAGACGTAACAGGTTGAGAACCACAAGAGTAAGAGCACCCAAAGCGCTCACGCTCCAGTCTATGACTTCTTGCCATCGGGCTACTTCCCACCCTACCCAGGCCAAATTCAACGCCAATAAATCGCTCCCGTCCGTCATTTTTCTAAGGTACTGAGAGCCAATGGTAACACACCAACGAGGCACATAACAATTGTTGGCCAGTTGATTCCATGCACTAGAACCTGTTCGCAAGCCGTCGTCACAATCAGTCCGCCCATGGTGTTTTTGGTAGACCAACGCAGCCGCTTCCCGGCGCTCTTCGCTACCTCTCCCGTGGCCTCGCCCGCGGTCTTTATCCAACCGCCAACCTTAGCCATCGTATACCCACATTACGCCTTCACGCTTGTCTTGATCGCTGTCTACATGCACGAACGTCTTGCCGATGCCAATGCGCGTGAAACCTGCTGCAAGTAACCCACCTACAATCCGCATGCGTGCCTCGCTGTTCACGGCTGCAATGTCTGCGGCCAAGCCTTTTAAATGGCTGCTATTATGGCTGGCGCTGTATGCGCGCTGAATCAAGCTCTCGTTGTATGCGCGTGTCCGGAATCCGCTGGTGATGCGGTACGGTATCCCGCTGCATGCCCTTGCGTCGTCCAGCATATCCAAGAAGTCCGAGTCCATATTGGAGCCGCTACCTGGTACGTCTGGACTATCAAACTCTGTGTGCGTGAAGTACTTCATCACTTATCCTTGCGCTGGATTACGTACCAATCGTTGTCGTGGCACATGATTGTAATGCCGTCATAGCTTCTATCCATTTGAAAATAGCCCTGACCATCGATGCGCGTGCCGTTTGCGTAGTCGTCGAGGTTGACGGTGATTCGATAGTACGTGTTCGCACTAATAGTTCCGTCACTCTTAAACCTTAACATACGTCCCTCGTTGTCTCCAACCTTTGGCAGGTATAGCCTAGAGAAACCGTTGCCGCCTGTCCACGCGTTCATGTACACGAAAGCGTATGTGTCAGCGTCTCCGAAGGTGTAGTCTACGGCGCTCTGATGGGTGATGCTAATGACGCGGTGGGTGATTGGGCCTTGCGTGTCGCTCATGGCAATACTTCGGCCGCCCGTCGGCGCTGCTGGGTTTGTGCCTGCCGTCAGCTTTGGTTGCTGGACTTGCGCAGTGACAGTATTCAGCACGCCATTGATGAGGTCGTTTTGTCCGCCGCGTTGCCTGTCATCGGCTCGTGGTGGATCGTCAGCGCTGGTGATGCCGCTGCTGTCGTATGCGATTTTGAACCGCTCGATTGTGGTCTCTCGCCTGTTCATCACTGTCGTCAAATCAAACGGCACGTAATAGTCTGAATCTTCCTCTAGCGTGTGCCACATCTCAATTAATCCGACCACCGTTCCGCGATGGATTTTTGTGGCAAACTTCTGGCGTGCTAGTGACTCGTTAACGCCTAGGCGATGCAATGGCAGAGGACCGGCCGTCTGTGAAGACTTCCATTCATTTTCTGCACCTGTTCCAAATTCGCGCAGCTTGCCTTGTGCGCTGAACGCAATATTGTCACCGAATAAAACTTCACCTTGGTCAACTGGCAAGACGTTCTCGCTGGTGTGCGTGGCTCGATACGTCTTGATGTCTGCGTTGCCTCCGTTGTCGTCCACGATTTCCACGCCTACGTCCAAGTAGAAGTCGTCTGATGTGTATGCGCTGGTTACGTTCGTGCCTGATTCATTGAAGAACTTTGCGACGGCCGTCACGTCCAGCCCATCTTCTTCTGATGGTAGAGCGTCCGTTACAAAACTGAATGCCGTCACGGTGTTGGTTCCGCGATTGCGGTCGAAGGTCCGCACGTCAATCACGTACCTGTCCGCGCTGTCTGTGGTCCACTCTTCCGGCTGGTAATACTTGGCATCAGCGTTGATTTTCAATTCAACCTCGATGTGTACACGCGCACCGGGTGCGTTGAACTCAAAGCTTGAGTCCGGCGACACTTGGAACTCAAGTGATCCGCTGATGCGGAACTTTGTACCTACCTCATAAGTTTCGTCCGTATCGGCAAGCGTAATGTTCTGACCTGACGTGATAATCGTGTCGTCATTGCCGCGCAAGAGGTATTGGTTGCCGTTAAACCTTCGTGTGCGCTGGACTGAACGAACGGGCGGCAAGTGTGTGAAGACATGCCCGGCGAGCTTCTTGTAATCCGTTCCGCTGTTCTGAACTGCGGCGGCGTTCATGGCGTTGCTGTCCGCTGTCGTCCAAGCTACATAGCCGGCGGCCTTGTCGTATTGCCTGATGCCCGCCGCGCCTATGTTCGTGCCGTCCGACAACCGCTTGTGCGCGTTAATGGGCCAGAACCAGAACACGCCCTCGGATAGGAAGACGCGCGCATTAAAGCAGGTTGCAAGGCTTGAGAGAATGTCAAACGAATTGTGCGCTTGTGTGTTGCCGTCATTGTCAACCGTCACTGGAACAGTCCCGACGATTTCGGCCAATGGGTTTGGATCGTCTTCAGTGCTACTCAACTCAGTGTCGTTGATGTATCGCAAGATGGGTTCACCGCTAGCAAATCGGGAGTAGGTACGCAGCCCAGCAAGACACCGCAAGATATGCTTGTATACGTACAGCCCGCTTGAGCCAACGTCGCCCGCCGTCAAGCTGAAGTCTATGTCTTTCAGGTTGCCTAAGTCATCGCTTGCCGTTAGGCTTACGGCCGTAGGCATGGGTTCGTCGTTGCGCTCTACCTGCTCCGCTAGGATTACGCCGCGCCAGTACAACGTGTTATCGCCGTCTGGGTCTCGGTATATGTCCAGCAGCAAGCGACCCTCCGGGAAGCTGTAGAGTAGGTCTAACGTTTGGGTGTGCGCGGCTACCTGCTCAAACAATACGAACTGCACCGAGCTGCCTATCACTGGATCATGTTGCTGCTCATTGTTGCCACTGTATTGCAACACAAAGCCATCAGAGCCAAGAGTAAATGCGGTCTTGTTTGCCGCGTTCCAGGTTGCATTGGTGTCGTAGATGCTCACGCGCCACACGTCACCTTCGTTGTCCTTGAATTCGCTGTATAGTCTTTCGCCTGCCATTAGAATCCTCTTACTCGGTTTCGGTCAAACCCTGCTCGCTCGCTGCTGATTAAGATGTCGCGGCCATCGAGTCGGCCCGTCACGGTTACGTTCCCGCCTCCCATCATGTCGCGCAGCTTGTCTAGCGGTGCAACGACCTCCGGGTTTATCGCTGACGTGCCTGCGCCCTCGCCGACCATGGCCAATGAAGCGCCAGTGAACATACCTCCGTTGGCCATTTGTGGGACGCCCATGCCCGCGCCAAGGAAAGACCCAAGCCCACCCTTGACAGCAGACGATCCCGGAAATAGTATGCTTAATGCAGCAAACGCGGCAAGCATTGCAGCCAGCTTTAAAACCATTTGCTCCAGTAGGTTCAACATAAAGTCACCGAAGCTCTTACCGCCTTCACGTAATGCACTGAATGCCTGCATAAAGAAGCCGGGAAGTTGGTTTGCCGCGTAATTACCCAGCTCAACCATTGCGTCCTTCGGTAACTGAACCGCTTCGGCTACGCCTTCCATGCTTGTCTTCAACTCATGGTTAGCCATCGATGCCGCCATGATGTCGCTGGCCATAGTGCCTTGCATCTCCTTAGCTGCGCCCATCGTCAGCAACCGGGACTTCTCAACTGCCAGCAGCTTTTCCTTTTGCTTCACTTCGGCGCTTGTAGAAACGGGTGCGGCTGTTGCGGTGACGGCTGGTGCGTCCGGCAACGTACCAAACGCCATCGCTTCATCAAAGGCGTCTAGCATTGCCGCCGCTCCTGCAAAATGTTTCTCCGCGTCTACGCCACCAAGATTCTGCTTAATGAATAGAGCGTAATCAACCGCGGCTTTCATCTCTTCGCGAATGGCGTCCGCGTTGCCTTTGTGCGCTGTATTTCCCTTCTCTGTAAGGTCCAACACTTCTTTGCGTGACGAAACCAAATCAGCTTCGGTAACACTAGCCCGTTGCAGTGACTTCGTAAAATCGTCTAGAATGTTTGTGGCTGCCTCAAGTAGGCCGGACTTTTCTGCAAACTGACCCATCGCCACAGTGATGTTGTCCATCGCCGTCGAGAACTTGCCGCTGATAGTCTCGGACAGGTTCGCCATTGCGTCGTTGGCAAAGCCGCCGTCGCTGGCCATGTTGGCCAAAGCTGTGTTGTACTGTTCTACCGAAACCGAACCCGCGCCGAACTCCATGTTCGCGTCGCCTGTAACCTTCTTAAGCTCTGCAAAAATTGGGATACTGCGTTCGGCTAATTGGTTGAGGTTCTCAAGCTCTACCTTGCCTTTGGCCTGAACCTTTGAGAATGCCGCCGCGATGTCACCGATGCTGTTACCCGATGCCGCCGCGATATCGCCCAACATGCGCAAACGATCGTTCACGTCATCAACACCCGTACCAACTGCAATCAACTGGCGCGCGCTGCGGCTAACCTCCTCAAGTCTGAATGGAGTTGACGCAGTAAACTTGTTCAGCTTTGCGACCATGTCTGCCGCACCTTCCGCGCTGCCCATAATCGAACGGAAACCCACGCGCAACTTCTGCAAGTCCGCACCGCTCTTAATTATAGCGGTTAGTCCTACACCGACGCCGGTCAAGATTGCTCTTCCGGCGCTCTTGGCAATACTAGCAATCTCGCCAAAGTTGCGCTTAAAGTTGTTCTTTGTGCGGCGCAAGTCCGCGTTAAGTTTAGTCAAGCCTTTTTTGCTCAGGCCGATTGTTACTTTTAGATCCTTAAGTAGTGCCATTGGCCCACGATTTCAGTGTGTGTTGTAGGAGCTTGTTCGAACGCTTCTTTTTCTTCTCTCTCTTCTCCCATGGAAAGATAGCAAGGTCGCGCGGCTTGATACTCTGACCCTTCTTGGAATGTGGCTGCATCATCACAGTAGCCAGCCACCTGGTGCGCTCCCATTCCATTTGCTGCATGTGTTCCTCATGCTTGGCGTTGCCTTGTGCCGCTGCGCAGAACTCGATAAACGTCATGTCATAAAACACAGAAGGGTTGAACCGTAATCGGCCCAACCCTATCTGCATACAATCGGCAAAGGTCAGCGGTTCCGCTTCACCTTTTTTTTTCCGCGCCACCACCCATGAGCGAAGTAATAGCGGTTCCCAATGTTTCGAGGTCTTGAATCTCGATAAGTCCTAAGAAGTCGTCAAGCTCGTACTTGAATTCAACTCCCGCATGTTTCGCTCCGCTTTGTGCCATGTAGTACACAAACGTTCCGACCTCCACAACGTCGTCTCCGAGGTTGCCGATGTCAATGTTTGATTCGCGCTTGGCGTTAGCCAAGGCGCGCATGTCACAACGCAAACGAAACTCTTTGCCGTTAAGCTCAATCTGCATTACGCTTGAGAAAATGCGATTGATCCCGACAGCTCAATTGTTGCGCTGTATGTCACGTTGTCCTCTGTGCCTCCGCTGGCTTCGATAGAAGTCACAAATGCGGTGGCGCATGTGAAGTTATTCTCGGCCGTCGCGTCCAAACCAAAGACGATGGCGAACGAAGTACGCGCAGCAAAATGCCCCATCAAGGTTGACACCGCTTGGCCTGTAGCCTCGTCAACCAAACCACTGACGCTGATGCTTCCGCTACGCGTTGACTCCAACAGCTCACGGAATCCGCTGCTGTCTTTGCTAGTTGTGTCGCGTGTCTCCATCGACAAGCTGATGCTTCCTTCGGTCTGGTCTGGCAATGCAAGCGTGCCGATTTTGAGTAAGTAAACGCTCCCGTTGATAATGCCGGCCATTATTCTTTTTCCTTTGTGTTGTTGGCGATGATCGCGTTGAACAATAGGTCAACATAAGAGAAGACCCGATCGTCTTTGATGCTAGGTGTCAGGTTAACAACAACCTTTGCGAAGGCGAGCAGCGCGATAACCAACTCGGCCCAGAAGTCCATGATGAATTCCATATCGGCAATTTACTCCTTGCCTTTGTGCTGGACCACCCTTTGCGTAAATCTCATTCAGCCACGTTACGCGTCTTCGTCGTCGTCAATCCAGTTGTCGCGGTCGGCGTACATGTAGGCGTGGACTTCATCGATAGCCAACAGGCCACTTGTTGCGCCGGGTGTTTGCGGCTCAATGATGCATTCGAGATTGTCAAAGCTCCTGCGCACCTCATAGTAATCGGAGTACGTTGGCAAATCGCCGACCATAATAATTTTGTATGCGCCTTCAATATCCATATCGAGATTTTCTTGCGTCAAAATTTGAAGTGATGTCCGCATCTGACAAGTTGGATGTGTAGATGCGCAGTTCACCGATGCTTCCGGTTGTGCAAAAGGATGTGTTCACCGTGCCATTGTTTGATGTCACAGTACTAACACGGCAATGCAAATTCGTTTGGCATGGCTGGTGACGGGTCGAACTTATGGACCTGCTGTTTATTAGGCTGCCATTTAAGAAGTAGCGCAGTGACGTACCGTTCATACTGATAGCGAATTGATACCATGTGTCCGTACTCATAGATGCTGAAATTGTGCTGCTTCTGTACAAGGCAACACCCATTGGAGTGTACATTATTTGCTTGTTGACCGCGTCAAATTGGAACGCGTACCCACCGTTTAGAGTCGAGCAGTTGGACTTGTAATTTCGCACGAACATGAAGCGCTTGATGTTACTGAAGTCTGGGAACTTAGCCCAGAATTCTACCGTCTGCGTGGAGCCATAGGTGTTGACGATGTCACATTCCATGTAATCATTGACACCGTCAAACGTTGCGTTTTTGGGCGCAGCAGAATCAAACGATGTGCCGTTCACGAGTGAACCAGTCTTTGAACTATCGGACAGGTCTGTGATACTGGTCCCACTGCCTGAATAGAACGACGCGTTGTTGAAATCCCAATGCTGAATCAAGTTGGTCAATATCACATCACCACCAGCAAAGTCTTGCCCATTCAGTTTTGCAATACCTGCCTTTGCAATGGCATCAACTTTGCCGATGCTTGCATCAGCTATTCCAGAGACTTTGTTTATTGTACCCATCAGGCCAGCTCAATAAATGTGTCGCTCGGATCAAAGTAAATTTGGCTGCTGCCTAGTGCGTACCCAACAACACGCACAACAGAACCAGAGGCTGTCGGCGCTGCGTTGGTTATCAATCCCTCGGTCTCGCTGACGTACAGTGTTTGACCTGCGGTGAATCCTGCATACGTTGTCGATTGTATTACGCCTTCACGCAAAAGTCCATCAGTTGCCTCGCTTGTTCCTAGGGCTAGAGCCACAAGTCCGGTTGCCTTCCCACTCGCATTTGCATCGGTTGCGCCCCAACCGCCTGATGTGTACTGATACAACTTCAATGCAACTATTGTCGCCGTGCCAAACTTCAACACCTTGCCCTCGTGGTTGCCGTTGCTGTACCCTGATGTCCGTGTGAAGTACTCAACCTTCTGCCCGTCTAGTTCATTGGCAGCGGTAATGAACCCTGAGTCGTTTGATAGTTGCGATGTGGCCGTGGGTATCGTTGTGTCACCTTCCAACGCCGTACCCGCTGACGTACCAAAGCCTGGAAAGGTAACCTTTGCAGTGTTCGCCGTAATGGCGCTTGCCTGTCCTGACGTGATGCCCGTCTTGGCTGTGTTCACGGTGATGGCTGAAGCCTGACCCGACGTGATACCAGTCTTCGCAGTGTTAGCGGTGATTGCGCTTGCTTGGCCTGAGGTGATGCCAGTCTTCGCAGTGTTAGCGGTAATAGCTGAAGCCTGACCCGATGTGATTGTTGTTGTATCACCCGCCAACGCCGTCGAACTAGTTGTGCCAAGCTGCAACAATACCGTGTCGCCTTCTAGCGCCGTGCCTCCCGATGTACCAAAGCCCGGAAAGGTAACCTTGGACGTGTTTGCTGTGATAGCTGATGCTTGTCCCGACGTGATACCAGTCTTCGCAGTGTTAGCGGTGATTGCACTTGCTTGACTTGATGTGATACCAGTCTTTGCGGTGTTTGCTGTAATCGCTGATGCCTGACCTGATGTGATGCCAGTCTTCGCGGTGTTCGCCGTGATTGCGCTTGCTTGACTTGATGTGATACCAGTCTTGGCAGTGTTCGCCGTGATTGCACTTGCTTGACCTGCGGTGATTGTTGTCGGCGTATTGTCCAAGTCGCCGTAATCAATGCCGGACGTGGATCCGGTGAACCGCACCTCCAAAGGGAACGTAGTCACAACATTGCCATTGGCTTGGCCGGCAACTAACATGCCTGTGGTTTCGGTATCGCTTGCACCAGCAGCAACAGCAAACGTCAACGTGCCCGGGCTTGTCTGCTCTGCCTTGATTAGCGTAGCCGTACCGCCACGCAAAATGGCGTTGGTAGTTGTCACCTTCAACGACGGCTTGGTGTTGTCTGACACGTCACTAAACACGCCAAGCTCGTTTTGCGCCGAGCCTTTCAGGATTTGCAGAATGTTGGTTAAGTCACCATCGACGCTTAGGAACTTGCCGTAGATGGTTTGCTGCACGCCGCTTTGGACGTTCAGGTTTGTTCCGTACAACTCAACCGCGCCTGTTAAACTGTTGACACTGCTCACGCCGCTACTGCTCCCGCCCGTGTCCAGTGTGGCCGTGTTGCCGTTAATGGTTAGCGATCCATTCGACACAATGACTTTGTTTACCGCGCCAGTCGGAGAGCCGTCGACCTCCTCAATCGTCCAGCTATTGCCGGGAAATGTCGTGAGTGTTGTAGCTGACCCGGTGCGCTGAATGCGTGAATTGTAGGTCTGCTCTAGAATGTAGACGCGTTGATCGCTGTCGAACTGAATATCACTTGCGTCAAAGTTTATGGACTGAACCTGAACGCCGCTAATCGTTCCGCTCTGTCTATCTAGCGCACCGCGAACCGCAATGCCTAGGTTCATAATGACCTCGTAGTCGTCACCCACGCAGTACAGTTCCACGCGCGCAGTGTCAATCTTTGACGTGCTGGTCTTGGTGTCGCTGGGTGTAGTGTCCACAACAGTGTAAACCACAAACGGAGCGTCAGCGTCTTGTTGCGCAAGCTCTGGAAAGATGCGGTCTGCGCAAATCGCGCCTACTGCGCTGCTGTCTTTGAGCAGCTTATAAATTGCTTTGCCTGTCTCCATTATAGTTTGTAATTGTTGAACACCTTTCGGTATTGCCTAATCATTAGGCGCTGCAACATCGGACGCAAGCGCGCTAACGCTGGCGCAATTTTATTGTATGTCGGACTGTCCACGGAGTTCCTGCGGCCACCAATACTCCCGTCCTCAGTCCATTGCGCAAAGTATCCGTCATTGCGTACTGCGCCACCTCTACGTATTCCAACAAATACGTTGACCTTGCTCCCGCGACTATTGCGAACGCCAATCGAGCGACGCAACGTGCCGCTTGGTATGGTCCTAATAACCACGCCTTCACCCTTGCGCGCGCGGCCATTGCCACCTGAACCTTTGTAAACTTTAAAGTCCTCGCCACTGCGCGGAATTTGCGGCTTCATTTTGCGTGACGCTACTTGCCCAATCTTCCTGTTGCTTTGGCGCAGTTCCTTCGCCATCACCTTTGGAAAGTCTCCGATGCGGCTGATCTGTTTTTGTAGCTCTTTAAGGCCTTCAACTTTACCTGCCATCGGTCCCTTGCTCTTTACAGAAGATGCGCATGCCGTCGCGCCGTCCGATTTCTTCGAAGCCCAGCACTTCATACTTGCGCGACTCAAACAAGATGGTGTCGTCTTGCGACATGCTCAACCCGCCGACCGCGTCAGTTGGGTTCGGATGCCGCACAATGAAGTTCACTTTGCTTTGCGGGAACACCTGGTACGCTTTGATGGTTTCGCCTGCGCTGCCCGCAAACCTTACCTCCGCCCACATGTCCGTGTTGGTGGTTGTGGATACGGTTGGTTGTCCGTAATCGTCTTGCGCAAACGTCTCTTGACGGTACGTGATTAGTCGGTCTCTCCGTCCTGCGTTCTTCATGGCTGATAAATTATGCGGAACGGATTCAACAGCGCCTCAAGACCAAACTTCAAACGGGTTGTTGTAGACCCGATAACTTCTTCTTGCCTGTTCTCGTACAGGTCGGCAACGATTAGTCGGATTGCTTGCAACACGGGAGCGGGCATGGTGGTGTAACCAGCCGTAAACGAAACGACGACAGGCATTAAGGCGTAATCGTAGGTCTGCGGATAGTCCCGAAATGCAATGCGCGCTGGCCGTGTAATCTCATCCGAGAACCAATTGGTGGCGGCAAGTAGTGACAAGCTCGCGTAGGTCTTGGTGGCTGTCGTCTGATACTTGACCTCCGTAATTGTGGTCACTGGCCCAATGGGAATGTATGAGTTGTAGAAGCCCGGCAAGTACCCGCGCGCGGTGTAGCTGCCCAGCTTAATGTTGCAATGCTCTTCAACCCAACTGATGGCGGCTGAACGTAGCGCCGCAATTAAAGTGTCTTCTGCGGTGTTGGTCACGCGCATGTGTGCTTTCAAGTCGGCAACCGTAATGATTGTTTCTTGGTCAACTGCGCTGCCTGTTATCTCTACTTGCATAGCCTAAAAATAAGAAAGCCCGACGTGTTGCCGGGCTTTCTCTGTATATGGAAACGACGGCTTACGCAGCTTCGTCGTGGAAAGTGTACGCGGCCGCAGCGTGAAGAACGGCTGAGTCGGCGTAACGATGGATGCTAATCCGCACTTGGTGACTGAGGTCCATGGCATATGGGTTGACAACGATGTCGAGGCCACCAAAGAGACCGAGAACGGCCGCTTGATTTGGATCGAACATAATCAAAGAACCCTCAGAGGCGACACCGTTAGCGGGCAACAAGTCCGTAACTGCGTATGGGTAACCCAAAGCGCTAAAGTTTCCTGCGCTTGTGCGGTCGATAACAGCGTTGACGTTGGCCACAAGTGGGTCGTCAGCAAGAATGCCGTGAGCAACACTATCGGCAATTACTTTGACGTTGCGCAAGTCAACACCTGCGGCAATCAAAGCGGCTTCGCCCAGAATCATGCCTGCGGCGCTCACTGCGTCAGTATTGTCGCCGTCACCAGTTCCGATGATGGTGTCAAACACAACCTTGTCGATTTGACGGTTGAGCTGGGTGATCATGTCATTCGTAATCAACTGTTCAACAGCCGGTCCGCCCTGCATCATCAGTTGCTCTGTGACAGTCACAAACGCACCGTAGCGCGTAGGAGTCAAGGAGCGCTTGCCAATTGTGTTCGCCGCGTTTGCTACGTTTGCACCCTCAGCAGCAGAACCAATTGTTGCAGCAGCCGTAACGATTGGAACGTTGACGTTGGATGTGAGTCCGTTCAGGACACGTCCACCCATAGACTCAAACAAGGTTGGAGCAGCCAAAGCAGCCACGCCACCGGTCACGTTTGTACCGACAAAGCCGGGAGAGTTGGCTAAAGACGCAGTAGCGCCAAATTCACCAGCAGCACCCAACGTACGCATTGCGCTTGCGGGAATGGAGAGTTGGCCCTTGATGGTCATGTTCGAGTTCCGAGCCTCGCGCATGGCTTCCTCGGTGTACTCAGCAGCCACACCAGTCACGCGCTTGCCTTGAGACAAGTCACGCATTGCACCAGCCAAGTCGAAGCGCTTGTTCATGCGGGCCATCTCGCGCTGCTCTGAGCGTGAACCTTCGCCAGCCAAGACCGCGCTTTCGGCAATCTTTGCATCTTCGCGCTTGACCTTCAATTGAACATCCACTTTGCGGATTTCAGAGGCAAGGCGCTCCATTTCGGCGACGTCAGTATCTGACAAGTCGCGCTCTTCGAGTTCAGCGGATTTTTTAACGTCTTCGCGCTGGTCGACGTATTGGGACCGCAGAGCCTGCAAGTCCTTGATTGGGAGATCAGTCATTTTCTTTTTTCACTTCAGCGCGCGCCGTAACTGTCGCGGCTTGATATGCTGGGTAAGTTACGGGAGACACATCAATCAGTTGGCGTACTTTTTCGATAACTCGCACTCCGTCAGCGTCGTTGCTTTCTTCCTTGATGGTGAACGCGAAACTGCTTTGTGAGATGTCGCCGCGCTTAATCATGGTGTACAAATCCCGGCCCGCTTGCGTGTCGCTCAACTGCGCCCGATAGTACAACCCGTTCTCATCTTCGGACAGTTCAAGTGTGTTGTTGCTAGTCCGAGCCAATGGCACGCCATCATGGTTGATGAGCAACCGCACATCGTCGTTGAGCACGTCAGAGAATGCACCTTGCGCAATGCGCTCCTGAAATGGTCCGAGGTCCGTAACGCTATCGAATACCGCTGCGTACCCTTCGACAATCAAGTTGTCTTCGTTGGCGCGCATCTCTGCCTTCCGGTATTGCACGCCCTTGTCGGCGTTCTTCTGTTGCTTGCGCTCCACTACGCCGTCGAGATACTTGCGCACCTCTGAGACGCGCTCTTGATCCGTGCCGGGAGTGTTGGTGTAGATGGCCACAATTTGCATGTAGGTGGCCTTGTCGCTGCGCTTGCTGATGTTGTGCAAGGTGCGCTTGACGTAGTTAGGTAGGTGATTGTCCGTTGTCATCGCTTGAGATTTTGTCTGAGTATGCGCCTAGGCGGTCCAGCGCGATTTGGTTCACTTGCACGGTGTGCGTGTCGCCGCCCGCAGTCGGGTTCAATTCTTCATTCGCCCTGCACTCGTTGATGTTCATTATTCCGTTTTGCACCATTTGCGCGTAGAACTGTGAGCGCGCTTGCATGTCGCCTCGGAACAAGTCGTTGAGGCTGAACTTGAAATAATGTGATCGCGCCTCTTGCATCGTGAGCAGCTTGGACGCGAGTTCTTGTTCGATGCGTTTTGCCCACGGCAACACTGTGTGCCTAGCGAATTGCAAGTTTTGTTGCTCGACGTTGTTGTATGTCGTTTGACTCTCCAACTGAACCAGCGCAGGCGGTACAGAAAAGATGCGGCAGATTTCCTCAGCCTGAAACTTGCGCGTTTCAATAAACTGCGCTTCTTCCGGCGCGATGCTGATGCGGTTGTATTTGAATCCAAAGGGTAGAAGTTTTGTTCCGGCTGATGTCATGGACCCATTCCAAGACTTTTGGAGCATCTGCATTTGTTCAGACTTCAACGGCTGGTCGCTAGACAGGACACCCGTCATCTGTCCGCCGTTGCCAAAGTATTCAGATCCGTAGTCTTGCGCGGCTTGCGTGAGTCCTAGGTTCTCGCGGTGCAGGTCGATTGGGCTTTTCCTGTAGATGTTACAGATTTCCAGCATGTCTTCCTGTCGCACGATAGTGTTGTCTTGCAACTTGAACACCACAGAGTTGTTAATGACCTTGCGCTCCACCAGGTCCGTGTCCACGCATTCCATTGCAATCGGTATGCCACCAGCACCGCGTTGGATAACCGCGTAACCAACGCCCTTCAATACCGCGTTACTGATTACAGTCTCCCAAAAGTAGAAGGGTGTTTGGTATGGATTGGGTCGGAAGGTGCAAACGTCAATGGCTGGATGGTCCAACACTACATCTCTGCGCGCTCCGTCCGTCACGTAAAGATTCAGGCCAAGGCTGCTGAGTGTGCTTGAAATCTTGTAGACGCAAGCGTATACCGTAGACAGGCGCATGCCGGTGTCGTGGGTCACATTCGCGCCCGCTTTGGTCACTCCGTAGAGTCCAACAGCGGCCAAAATATCTTGCGGGCGATCAAGCCCCACTCTAGCGCGGGCCTGCTGTACAAACTTCTGTAAACGGTTGGGCATGTTGCAAGGTAAAAAATAGGGCGATGCACCGTTGCGCACCGCCCCTAAACCAATAAAAACTAAACCTGTCACAAACTCAAGACCTGCATAATGGGATCTTCTTCTTGTGCATTGTTAAAGTAACAACCCATTGCCATAATCGAGGCCACAACGCCGTCAACTTTCTGACTCTCACTGTTTTTCTTCTTGGTCACCTTGATGTTGTCGGCTTCATCGCGTGCCAAGTGTACGCAACCCATCTGCCAGCGGATGACCTCGTGCGCTCCATGCAAAATGTCGCCGCGGCACATCAGAACTTCGAACTGTTTGGTTGGGTAACTCATAGACGCGTAGCCCTGGCCAAACGGTTGGCACTCGATGCCGTCCAAGAACGGGACAACTAGGTGCGCGATATATCGGTCATAAGCCAGCGCGCGCAAATCGTAAGTCTCACCCAACTTTATAATGTGGTTGCGCACCGCAATCATGTCTGTGACGTTGCCTTCTGTGATTGTAACCAAGCCTTCACGCTGAAAATGGTGGTAATCAATGCTACCGCTCAGGCTTTTACTTTTTGCCTTCTCTTCATTTACAAAGTGATGACACTTTAAGTAGAAGCAATCCTTTGCGTCATCGCGGAAAATAAGAGCCACTGCGGTCAAATCTTTGGTGCTGGCAAGGTCCATTCCCGCATAACATGGTAAAGTCCTTAAATGGGCCTCTGAAACGTCCTCAGCGCCGCGCATGAACTCGTTGTCGGTAATCCAACGTTCCTCACTTGCTGTCCAAATGTTCAGGTGCAATCTCAAGAAGGTGTTAATCTGTCGCGGATTCTGCTTACATCGCTTCACTTCCTGCTCGAAATAGTCCGCTTTGCATATTGTGCCGAAACCAGGGTTTGCCTTTGCCCATGTTGCCGGCTGCGTCCAGTCGTCGTCCTTGTCGGCTGAATATATGACTGGCAAGAATGTATCGTCGTCCACGCTTCCTTCCTTGACTTTCTTGGCGTATTCGTGCAATTCAAAGCAAATGGAGCTGGTATCATGGCCAGCCGTAGTGATTGCGATGACAAGCGGTTGAGTACGCGCGCCGGTTGAGGTTTTCAGAACGTCATACAAATCACGATCAGGGAAAACATGCAGCTCGTCGAGTATGACGGCATGGGCGTTGAATCCGTGTTTTGTGTTCGCCTCGGCTGATATGGCCTTGTAGAAGCTGTTCTTGTACTCGATGGTGTTGCGCAAGACCTTTCCATGCCCGGATAGCTTTGGGTTGGTCGCGCACATGGCTGATGCGATTTCAAAGACGATACGCGCTTGGTTACGGTCACCCGCTGCTGAGATAATTTCAGCGCCTGGTTCGCCGTCAGCGAATAGCATGTAAAGGGCGATGGCGGCGCAAAGATTGCTCTTCCCATTCTTCCGAGGAACTTCAATGTACGCTTGCCGGTATTGACGCAAACCATCCTCGCGAATTGTCCCAAAGAGAGGGCGGATGATGTCGTCCTTCTGCCAGTCCTCCAATATGAACGGCTCGCCGCCAAGCGCGCCCTTGACGTGCGTGCAGTACCGTTCAATCCAATTGACGGCGTGATCACCTTTTTCTTTGTCATAGTAGCTGTCCATTGCAAATCTTCAGTAATACACCCTCTGCGCCCTCGTCAAAACTCCACTCCTGCACCTTCTCTCCGTAAGCGGAAACCTTGACAACGTCAATGCCGTCTTCGTTGCTCACCCTGTCGCCCTCAATCATCACCACGAAATAGCCGAGGTAATCGTGCTTTGTGGTGTACTGGCTGAAATGGCGCACGGCTGACGCTTTCGACCACACATCCGCAATCATGGCAATGTTCGAGCGCTGCGCCTCGCTGAACTGCTCACCGCGATACTTGAACTCTAAGTGGAAGCAAAAACCCTTAATGTGGTTCTCATAGAACAAGTCAATGTCCATGCAGCTAACGCCGCGCTGCAACTCCTTGTGTCGCGAAATCCACCCGCTGATTGGATGGAACTTGTACTCTGCCCGCAACGCGCTCATGCGAAATCCGGATCATCCATTTCGGCATTGCCTACACCCAGCGCTTTGATGAAGGCGCGCTTCTTGTCGCGCAGCCTTTGCAGCTCGGTGTACTCCGGGCGCGTCTTAATCATGACCTGGCCTTTGTCGCCATGCGTTTCGTAGACCATGCCTTCCCTGTCGACGATGTCTTGCAACGTGCGCTCTTCATCGATGATTTTGGCAAGCGTAAAGATTAGTTCACGCGTGTTCTTGTCTACTGCGCCAGCCGTTTCCATGTTGGCCAGTAGTGTGTTGAATGTGTCTTGGTTCATTTGGGACTCGTTTAAAATGTGTCGAACTATACTCCTCTG